TATCAGCAGAGACTGCGGAGCTTCTCGCAGGCCTTAAAGCCGGATCAGGTGATTCCGGCGATGAGGCACCTGTGCAGGACTGACCTCTATTTCCTGCTCCGCCACGGGTTGAACCGTAAGGACGTAGAGCACGAATGGTTGTTTCAGCGCTGCCGTGAGGTAGAGAGCCAGCCCGATGGATTCCTAGACCTTTGGAGTCGGGAGCATTACAAGTCGGCAATCATCACCTTTGCCAAGACCATTCAAGACATCCTCGCCAGCCACGGCAATGACCCGCTCCCCGAGTGGGGCGGCCGGGAGGTAACGGTTGGCATCTTCAGCCACAGCTCAGGCATTGCAAAGCGCTTCCTGCGCCAAATCAAGTTTGAGTTCGAGTCAAACGCCAAGCTGCGCGAGTGGTTCCCTGATGTGCTGTGGGACAACCCCAAGCGGGAAGCCCCAAAGTGGTCAGAGGATGACGGGATCATCGTCAGGCGCAAAAGCAACCCGGCAGAGGCTACGGTAGAGGCTTGGGGCGTGGTGGACGGCCAGCCTATCGGCAAGCACTTCTTCATCCTGGTGTACGACGATGTGGTGACCCAGGACAGCACCACCACCCCAGACATGCTCCAGAAGACCAGTGACATGCTTAGTTTGAGCTACGCCCTGGGGGCTGAGGGCGGCAGGCGTAGGTTCATCGGAACCCGGTACCACGCAAACGACGCCTACAAGACTGTGATGGATCGTGGCACGGCAAAGCAGCGCATCCACCTACTTACAAAGGACGGCACGGCCGACGGTGAGCCAACGCTGCGCAGCCGGGAATGGGTGGAGGGCAAGCGCCGGGACATGGGGCCTTACTTGTTCTCATGCCAAATGCTGCAAAACCCGCAGGCTGACGAAACCCAAGGCTTCAAGGCAGAATGGCTGAAGTACCACGATGGCTTCACCAGGCACGGCATGAACGTCTACCTCGTGTTTGACCCGGCTGGGGCCAAGAACAAGCGCAGCGACTACACCGCAGGATGGGCCATCGGCTTGGGGCCGGACAAGAATATCTACGTGCTGGACATGGTGCGCGACCGTTTCAACCTGAGCCAGCGGGCAAAGCTGGTCATGAGGTGGCACCGCAAGTGGGCTCCGATGCGTCAGAACGGCGTGCGCTACGAGAAATACGGCCTGATGGCTGACGTGGAGCACATCCAAAGCGTACAGCAGTCGGAGAACTATCGGTTTGAGATAACCGAGGTGGGCGGGCAACTCCCGAAGAATGACCGCATCAAGCGCCTGATTCCATACTTCGAGCAGGGAAGGATATTCCTGCCGCGCACGCTGTTCTATACCCCGTATGACGGCAGAACCTCAGACCTCGTGCAAGACTTCATTGAGCAGGAATACAAGCCGTTTCCGGTACCGATTCACGACGACATGCTTGATGCGCTGGCGCGGCTTGTTGACCCGGATATTCCGCTGGTTTGGCCGGATGTGAGCGACTTGACGCAGGTATTCGAGCCAGAGGGGGCATATGACGACTAAGCCAAGGGTGCTCAAAGCCTACCCATACGTTTGGCACTGCCGGTCACCCGAATACTGGGGAACTGGATATACTCCCGGTCAGGCATATTCCGCCTGGGCGTGTTATATGGAGCGAATCCATGCCAGACAACGAGCAGCAAGTGCGCACCAGAACCCTGAGTTGGGACGAGATTTGTCGCAAGGCATGGGGCAAGGACTGGACAAAGCCTGACCCCGCCTATGAATTCACCGGGCGCAAGTTCGACGACCCCAAGGTGGGCGGCCCTTACAACCCGGATGACTTCGAATGACAGTTCCCGCCTTAATCGTCGGCATCGACACCGAACACCCGCAGGATGAGCCATTGGCTGAGCAGATGCTCGCCGACCTCGTTCAGGCGTACCCAGGCCATGGTTGGCTGGTCGTCATTCGAGGCGGCATCGTCCACATCAAAGACCTAGACCTGAACGACAAGTGGGGCATGGCGCTCCATTACTCACAGATCAAGGGTGACGCAGCAGAGCGCAAGCGCGACATTCTCAGGGCGGCCGGCGAGTTCCTTGAGCGCGCAAACCTCAAGCGAGGCCGCAAGACAGATGATGTAGCGCTGCACGTCGAAGGCATTCCAGACAAACACATGACGCGGGTGGGAATGTGATCGACCAAGAGCGCACCCCGCAAGACGCGGAAGAAACAGACTGGCTCCAAGTAGCCAAAGACGCTTTCACGTCCAGCACGACCTATTTTGATGCCAACTGGCGCAAGCCGATGGAGCGGAACATTGCCCTGTTCCAATCGCGTCACCCCAACGGGTCGAAGTACAACAGCGAGGCCTACAAGAAGCGCTCCCGCCTGTTCCGCCCGAAGACCAAGGCCGTAGTCCGAAAGAACGAAGCGGCAGCAGCAGCGGCCTTCTTCGCCAATGTGGATGTGGTGAGCGTAGAGCCCGAGAACGACGCCGACAAGATGCAGGTTGCATCGGCTGAGTTGATGAATGAGCTGATCAACTACCGGCTGACAAAAACTGTCCCCTGGTACATCACCCTCATCGGCGCACTGCAAGAGGCGCAGGTTGTCGGCATCGTTGCCAGCTATCAATACTGGAAGTACCAAGAGAAGCCGACGAAGAGCTACGAGCCTGTCCTAGACGACATGGGCCAGCCGCTGACGAATGAGCAGGGCCAGTCCTATGTGCAGGAGACAGAGGGCTCGGAAATCATCAAGGATGAGCCCTGCATTGAGTTGATCCCCATCGAGAACATCAGCTTTGACTCGGGAGCCGACTGGACGAACATCGTAGGCACCAGCCCATACATCATCCGCAAGGTGCCGCTGTACGTGGATGGCGTGCGCCAGCAGATGAAGGCGATTGACCCAAAGACAGGCCAGCCCAAGTGGAAGACATACACCACTGACGAAATCCGTACGGCAATGGTGGAGTACGACACTATCCGCCAACAGCGCAACGACAAGAAGCAAGACCCGCTTGCCCAGAACGACTCCCCCATGAAGGAGTTCGATATTGTCTGGTGCCACGAGAACTTCATTCGCCTGGGTGGCGAGGAAATGGTGTACTGGACGCTCGGCACGCAGCACCTACTGACCGACCCGAAGCCGCTCAAAGAGGTGTACTTCCACGGCGAGCGCCCCGTTGTGATCGGGTGTGCTGTGCTGGAGGCCCACAAGCCAATTCCTGACTCGCTTGTCTCGATTGGCTCAGAGCTTCAGAAGGAAGCAAACGACATCGTTAACCAGCGCATGGACAACGTGCGTTTGGTGCTGAACAAGCGCTGGATCATCAAGCGCAATGCTCAAGTTGATGTGGAATCGCTCATGCGCAACGTCGCAGGCGGGGCCACGATGGCGAACGATCCCGACACCGATGTGAAGGAAATCAACTGGCCGGACGTGACCAGTTCAGCCTATCAGGAGCAGGACCGTCTAAACGTTGACTTCGATGAGCTGACGGGAAACTTCAGCCAAGGCTCGGTGCAGACCAACCGCAAGCTGAATGAGACGGTTGGCGGTATGGCGATGATGGGCAACAGCGCCAACCAGATGACGGAATACCTACTCCGCACCTTTGTCGAGACATGGGTGGAGCCTGTCCTGCGCCAGCTGGTGAAGCTAGAGCAGGCCTACGAGACGGATCAGGTGATACTTGGCTTGGCTGGTGACAAAGCACAACTCCAGCAGAAGTACGGCATTGATCCGATGCTGGACGCCCTGATGAACCAGTCTCTGACGGTGAACGTCAACGTGGGCATGGGCGCAACCGACCCTCGCATGAAGCTGCAAAAGTTCTCATTCGCACTGGAGACCTATGCAAAAGTGATGGGCAGCCTGCCAGACGCGGAGCCTGAAGCCATTCGCCGTGAGGTGTTCGGCCTGGCCGGATACAAGAATGGCTCGCGCTTCTTCAAGCAGATGGATGACCCGAAGTCTGCCCAGATGATGCAGCAGATGCAAGAAATGCAGCGGGCCCTGCAAGAGATGGGGCAGAAGCTGCAAAAGGCAGAGCTTCAACTGGCGGACAAGTCGCAAGAGAACGAAATAAAGGCCTTCGATGCTGAGACAAAGCGCATCACGGCAGTGAAGCCAGAGCCGCAGCAGATGCCAGAGCAACAGCCGGACGTTGGGCTAGAGGTTCAGAAGCAACTCGCCATGGAAGAGCTAAAGGGCATCATGGCCGAGCGCTTGGAGCAAATCCGCACCGAGGGCGCCAAAGACCGCGAAATGATGAAGCTCGCAGCCGGCGTCATCGAGGCCAGCCTGAACAAGCCGCCGGCCAACGAAGACGCTCCGCAGGGCGAGAGCG